CTGGTCTTTGACCCTCGCGACCTCGCTTGCGCTTCTTGGAACAAGGACGGTCTCGTCATCATCGTAGACCCTTACACCCTTGCTGGTAAGAACCAGATTAAGGTCACCGTCAACTACCTCTTTGACGCTGTCAAGAAGGGCGACAGAATTGCCACCAAGATTTTTGAATAAGTCTTATCATCATAGAAGTCCGATATGTTTATAGAACTTGACTACGCAAAAAAGCACCTCAATATTGAGCCAGACTTCACCGAGGACGATGAATACATCCTCGGTCTGATAGACATGGCCGAGCAGGCTGTCAGGGTTCATGTCAATGAGGACTTCGCAGTATTGGCCGAACAGAATGGGGGGTGTCTCCCCGCCCCCCTTCTCCAGGCTATGTTGCTGATGATTGGCAATATGTACCAGAACAGGGAACCACTTGGCACGAAGAACCTCGCGCTTCCCTTCAACTACCAATACCTAATTGACTTATATAGAAACTATTACAACTGATGATTTACAGCGGACACCTAACCGAAATACTGAAATTCTACCAAATAGTAGAGACACAGAGTGGGAGTGGGTACAAGAGCACCGAGGAAAGGTACATGTTTCAGGTCAGGGCCGAGAGGCTCAAGAACAAGGAGACTTACCTGGTTGATGCGGATGAACTATTCCACTCAAGCGAACTTACTTTCAGGGTGCGCTACCGCAAGGAGATTGACGAAACCAACATAGTGGAATATGAGGGCAAGCGGTATAGGATTACGAGCCTTGACAAGTACATGGATGACAACCAGCTAACAATAATTCTTTCAAAGATAAATGACTGATGATTTGCGATTTAAGTGCATGCCGGAAATGGTACATAGGCGATGCGATAAGGGACATACTGATAGCTGACCCAGATGTTTATGAACAGGTTGGGAATCACATCTACCCGATTGTAGCAGCCGAGAATACCAAGGGCGATTTCATCATCTATCTTCGCCAGAAATATGGCCGGTCCTATGTCAAACAGGGAATATACGAAGACGAGTGCGAGGTAGCCGTGGTTGCGATAAGCGAGAACTACGACAATGCGGTCAAGCTTGCAAGCAACATAGATGCCGCCCTCTCAGGAAGGCATACCAATGACGAAGACGGTTGCACGGTGGACATCATGCTCTTGGACAGCACGGAAACTTTTGACGACAATAAGTACATTGAGACCTTGGTGTTCTCAATCAAATAAGACAATAAAAGAAAAAACACAGATATAAATTATGGCATGGAGTGTAAACAATGACCTTATCAAAGGTAATGACATGTGGCTTTACCTCGTAGAGCTTGGCGATAGCGCTATGACTTCCGGAATGGTTGCAACCGCAAAGGTTCTCGCATACTCTCAGTCTTGCTCACTTGAAGTGAATGCGGATACCCTTGATGTTACCACGAAGCTTGCTTGCCGCTGGAATGCAGTTCTTCCTGGAAATGCTTCATACACAGTATCTTCTGACAACCTTTACTGCTTGCAGAGCGCTGCTGCTGCTAACAATGCTTACACGGTGGACGACCTCTTTGACGCAATGGTCAAGGGTGACAACATCGGTTGGGTTCTTGCACAGGACAGCTCTTCTGAGTGTGGTACCGTAGGTGGCCCTGATACCAGCAAGCCTTACTACTTCGGTGAAGGTTCTATCACCTCTCTCTCTATCACCGCTGGCAACAATGAGATTGCTACTTCTTCCCTTACCATCACTGGTTCTGGTGAAGTTCAGTACAAGACTGCTTAATTGGTGGTTCAAAATACTTAGACGCAAGGGACAGCAATGGGCTGTCCCTTTTGTTTTCATGTCCGCTCCAAAACAGCCTTTTCCTTAAAAAGTGATATATGTGGAAGATATTTCAAAAAAAGAAGGAAGAGAAGCCAAAGAAGCAAAAAACAGATTTCAGCCAGTACAAGGTTGAGTTAAACATAAAGACAATGTGTGCCTATGAGCATATGACCGGCAAGCCTTTCGTGAAAGTTGAAACTGATGAGGATGTAAAAAAATTGTTCTACTGCTCGCTGGTTGTCAATAATCACGACCTTGAAACCATGACTTATGATGTTTTTATGGTGTTGATTGAAGAGGAAGAGATTGTCAATTGGCTTGTTGAGAAATATATGAAGCTAAGCGCATGTATTTCACAATATAGTGAAACTCTTACACCAAGCGAAGGGGAAAGTGGAGTGACAGAAGACAAGGAGTTTTTCATATCGGAAGCAGCTGCTGGTTTAATTGTCAGGATGGGTCTTGACCCGCACTATGTTATGTATGAAATGGACCAGTGGGAAATGGTATCCTATTACGACATGATGAGGGATATGGAAAGGGAAAGGCTTACAGAGGAAAGACTGTGGACATATCTGCAAGTGCTACCGCATGTAGGGAAGAGCCTGTCAAGCCCAGAGAAAATGCTTCCTTTCCCATGGGACAAGAACAGTGCTCAGGAAGTTAAAAAGAAACTTGAACAGAATAGCGCCGCGGCTTTCGCATTTTTAAGCAAACAGACAAAAACAAATGGCGAAGGGTGATTTAACAATACAATTGGACAAGGTCTCGTACCAGAAGTTCATGAACATAGTCAACTCTATGGAAAGGGTTGACCAGGGCCCCGCTATCAAAACCGCATTGAGCCAGGCCATCACTGTCATTGTGGAGGCTGGTAAGGCCAATTTGAAGGCCAGGAACAAGGTAAAGACAGGTAACTTGAAGAAATCCTTTACCAAGACAGTCAAGGCTAAGAAAGCGGCCGCATATGCCGGTTTTAGGAGGTCATCCCCCGGAAAGAGAATACAGGGTGCAAACCACTCATATCTTGTTGACCGTGGTACCGTGAAAAGATATACATCCAAGGGTTATTACAGGGGAAGTGTTTCAAAGAATACACCTAATAGTGGTTCAAAGTTCTGGACCGACGCGGTAGAGGCCCAGGGTCCGGCAGCAATGAACAGGCTCATGGATGCGATTTACAGGACATTAGATAATATGACAAAATATAGATAATATGGCAAAGAACAACTTTACCTTCCAAACAGCGATTAAGTTAAATAGCGCTGGTTTCAAGAAGGGTGTTAAGGATGTACAGAAAACCTTGAAGTCATTGCAGAGTTCATTCATGTCTCTTGCAGGGGCCCTCGGTTTGGGTTTGAGTTTCGGTAAGCTGGTTTCAGAGGCTAAGAAAACCGCAACCGAGCTGTCTGTGGCCATGGCTGTGCTTGAAAATGCCAGCAAGGTGACGAACAAGGCCGGTGAGACCGTGGATAACTATGCGACCAACTTGCAGTTTGTTAGGGGTATCGCAAAGAAGTACAAGCAGGATTTTGTTGAGCTTATAAATACTTTCGGCCAGTTCACGGCAGCTGCAAACCAGGTCAAGGATGCCAATGGCGACATAGCCCTTTCACTTGAAGACCAGAAGTATATATACGAGCAGCTTACAAGGGCCGCTGCGGGTTACCATATGTCCGCGGATAGGACCAGGGACATGATGAATGCTATTGTGCAGATGATGTCCAAGGGTAAGGTGTCCGCTGAGGAACTTCGCAGACAGCTCGGTAATGCCCTTCCTGGTGCTTTCGGTATCATGGCTGCAGCTATGGGTGTGTCCAATGCCGAACTGGAAGAAATGATGAAAAAGGGCCAGGTCATGTCAGCCGAGGCACTTCCGAGATTTGCAAAGATGTTGGAAGGCATCACTGAACACATGTCCTTTGATTCACTCCAGAGCAGCACCAATGAGTTGAAGAATGCATGGACGGAGTTGGTTGAAGAACTTAAAGTGTCAAGCATCTTAAAGATATTGACGGATGACTTGACCAAGTTCATGAACTACATAAGGAAAAACATAAATGAAATAGCATCCTCAATCAAGGGTATTTTCGTAGGTGGTGCCGTGTTTGCGGGTATGCGTGGTTTTTTCAATGCCGTCCATGCAAACAATGAAAAGTGGATGAAAGAGCTTGATGCTCTTATGAAAAGAAACCAGCAGTTAGGAACAAGGTTGGAGAAAGGTTTCGTACACGGTGGGATACAGGGCAGAAAAGCACCACTCAGTAAAGCAGGTGTTGATTATTTCCAAGGTATTTCATTCAGTGAAGACATCAAAGAAAAAACCAAAGGCATGTCCAAACCAGAGGTTGCTGCTGAATATCAGCGTGCTGCGGATGCTCTTAAAGAGTACAACAGACAGCTGATTGAAATGGACAAACTCAGAAAGAGGATTGGTCAAAAACCACTTCTTTCAAAAGAAGATGTCAAAAGAATTAAAGATACTGAAAGGCATATACCTTCCATGGTTTCCGAGTTTGGGAAACTTAACAAACAGGCTAACTTTTTCCAGAAATCATTAGGCCTAATTCGCGGTTTTGCCAATAGTGTATGGGTAACAATAAAAGGCATTGCCGTATCCATGGCGGCATTTGCCATCATCAGTGCAATTATTGGTTGGATTACCAAAATACGACAGGAAGCTAAACTTTGGAGGGAAGAGCAGGAGAGGATAAGCAAGATTGTATCTAACTATGAAGACAGTATAAAGAGGATACAAACCGGTGTCACAACCACATCGTCCAACCTTCGCAAACTTACTGATTCTTTGAAGACAATGGATAAGTCTTCAGATGAATATGCAGCTGCTATTGCCGAAATAAACAAGCAGCTTGGTCTTACCGGTGATGCAGCTTTCACAATTGAAACAGCTTATCAAAAGATAAATGAGCAGGTTGATGCATGGATTGACAAGCAGCGGGCACTTGCTACCATAAACAAGGCTCTTGCTTCCCAGGACGAGGCACAGGCCAGGAACATGCAGCTGCAGGACCAGCTTGGCGAGCTTGAAGATGATTTCTTAAAGAAATTTGGGCACTATGCTTCCGGTTATCTTGACATGATGACCGGCAAATGGAGGCCAGGTGCGACAAATGACATGTCAAAGAGGGAAGAAAACTGGATTATCAAAAGAATTCTTCCGGTCATCCGAGAGATACATGCAAACACTTCCGTCATAGAAAAGGCAGAAGAGGATATTGCCGCTGAAAGAAATAGGCTTTTCAAGAAATATGGTGTCAATACAAACCTTGATACGGTTGTAGAAACATCAGGCAATACTTCAGGGGATACAAAGGTTAAGGGAGATACGCCGTCTTCTGTAATGTCTGATTACCTGAAAAGTAGGGAAAAACTTGATAATCAGCTTAAAAATGGTGCGATAACCCAGGAGGAATACACAGACAAGTTGATGGATTTGCAGGATGAGACCTACCAGGCAATTGCTGCTTTTGATGAGTGGAACAAGGTCATGTCCAAATTGAGCAAGACTTCAAGGGAAGAAGCCGAAAAGCTCAAGGAAGTATACCCACAGAACCAGCAGGCAAGAAAGGACAAATCTGATAAGGCCGAAGCAGAGAAAAAAGCAAAGGCCGAGGCCGAGGCAACCAAGAAAGCTATTGAAGAGCAACTTAAAGCCCTTGATGAAATAAGGGTCCCTAAGCAGAAGAAAAGGGACACCACCTATGATTATTCAAAGGAGCCGCTTGATATCCAGAAGGAGATTGCCGATTTGAAGTCTGACCAAGCGGAAGCTCTCCGAGAGATTATTGACAGCTTGAAGGAGGGTATTGTAAGTGGAAACTTTGATTTGGTTAAGCAGGATGCCATCAACAAGCTATTTGAACTTGTGGCGGCATTGCAGGCCGTGAAGAGAGAGGCCACAGACTTGCAGAAGAAGGTCAAGCTGTCCGAGGCTATTGACGAGCTGAACAAGCGAATCAAGGAAATGGAAGAGGACACTTTCAGCAACTTCACATCCATAGCAGAGTCCTTTGACAGGGTGAACAACTCACTTCTTTCCATGGTCCAGCTATTTGATGAGGATTTGAGGGACAGTGAGCTTTTCAAAGCCTACGAAGTCTTTTCCACAATGCTTAACAACTCAATCCAAATCATGGAAGCCATCGGCTCTGTCATTAAGACAGTCCAGGCAATATCAGACCTTGCAGCAAAGAAAAAGGTCAAGGATGCTGCAATGGAGGTCGCGGCTAACAAGGCGGCTACTGCAAGCGAAATTGAAAAGGCTACCGCTGCTGCTGGAGCTGCTGCTGCCGGTGGTGCATCCGCTGTTGCTGGAATTCCTTTTGTCGGTCCAGCTCTCGCCATCGCCGCCGCCGCAAGTATCGCAGCCGCAATCCTCGCCGCAATGAGCAAATTTGCAACCGGTGGTTTTGTTGGCGGAAACTCATATACCGGAGACAAGCAGATGGTCCGTGTAAATTCCGGAGAGCTCATACTTAATCCAAGCCAGCAGAAAAATCTCCTTGCTCTGGCCAATGGTAAGGGTAAGGGTTCTGGCGGCTCGGTTGATTTCCGCATCAGGGGTACAGACCTTGTCGGTGTGCTCAACAATGAAATGTCAAGAAGAAGGGGTTAAACAATCCCTTCTTTTTTTTTGTCCGCTTGGATTCTGCCTTTCCTTTAAAAAGACTTATATGGCAAGATTGGGCGGTTTACACCGCCCTTTTGATTTTGTAACCGTGTAGAGAGTGCCGATATCGGTAGTTATTAAGAACAGCTGAAACACAATTTGCTGGGCATGAAAAATATTCTGCCGCGGCATTTATACTATCAAACCTTATTTCTTCGTGTTCATTATACGCTATAATAGGTTTTTGTTTGCTCATTGACATTTTCTCCGAGTGCGTGCCATAGTTGCAGTTGTGCTTTTGTGTGCACCATTCAAGGTTTTCAGCTCGGTTGTCTGTCTTAATTTCATTTTTGTGATTGACAACCGCACCCTCAAACCATTCTCCACATATTTCTGGGAAGGCAAAAGCAACAAGTCTGTTTATTCTTCGGCCATACAGTTTTCTGTTTTTGTAGAGATTTACATTGTAGTAGTCCTTCCGTAACAAGAGTTTAAGTATTTTACCTGCGAAATGCATGCACTTTCCATTTTTACTTGTTATGGTTTTTGTTATACTTCTAACCCTTCCAAGATTGCTCACTTGATACAGTCCTTCAAACCCATTTATGTCTCTCCAAACCTCAATGTCTTCCATGATTCTTCCTTTTAGTAATATAATACAAAAAATAAAAGTTTTTTCAAAATGAGCTTATATAATGGCTTTTTCAATAGCTTACAGTGCAAGAAGTATGAAGTGAGGATAACACCGAGTGGGTCAACCGGTCTGTACAAGGAAATTCCGCTTGCGGCCAATGACCCCTTTGTTGTTAGGTACAATACGAGCAACACCCCTTTTGAACCTGTGAGAACTTCCACGGCTTCCATCGGCATAGTGAATGACGAGTATCTTTACGATGCCCTGTCAAACTGTGCCCAGGGTACAAAGGTTGAATTACTTGATATTACCGATTCATCCGATACGAAGACCGCATGGGTTGGATATATGACCCCGAAGGTGTATAATGCGGGCTATGATAGCTGCTGGGAATCTTTCAACCTTGAAGCCGCCGACTGCATATCATCCTTGCAGTATGTGGATTACCAGGAAATCAGCGGCGGTGGAATAACCAGCATCATGGATATTGTCAAGCAGATATGCGATGCCACACAGGAGTTGAAGGGCTTCTACTGGACAATTTCCAAGAAGACTTCCGGCGGCACCATCATCACCCCGGACATGCTTTCAATCTCCGAGCATAACTTCCAGACCAATGACACGGAGGAATACTGGAAGCTGAATGTCATACTTGAAGAGCTGTGCCGGTACCTGGGCTTTACCTGCCTCCAATGGGGTGATTACATGTATTTTGTTGATTATCAGTACCTTGAAGCCCATAATAGGCTTGACACTTTCAGATATGACAAGGCTTCCAGCTATATGAGGCGGGGAACAGCTGCAAATCCAATCAAGCTTGACTCGGCCTATACGGTCACCGCCAAGTCCTATATGGGAGACGGTGCGACAATCAGCATGGAGCCGGTCTATAACAAGGTCACGGTCAATGCAAACATGTATGCCGTGGAGGATTTCATACCGAACCCTTTTGATGATGAGTTCCTTACCAACAGAATTGACAGCGGGAATTCCTTTGCATCTGTGGAAATACCTCCATACAGAAACACCATGTCACAGGACCACCCTTACAATCAGTGGTATCCTAATGGCAGTGTAATGGGTGTCACACAGGCCTGGAAGATGGAAGACGAGGCCGATGACCGCTACATCTACCATATGAGGCCTTATGACCACAAGTATTGGGAAAGCGTATATACGAATATCCTTACCGGAACATATGCCCCGCTTACTCCTGAGCAGAAAGCCAGCAGCGGTGTCACGAGGGATTGGCGCGGCGGTACCTTGGTTGACCTTGGGGTGGTAAGAAAGGAACATAAGAGCGAGAGCAACCCGGCCCAGTGGATAATCCCTTCAAAGATGGACTACACCAGATATCTTTGCATCAGCGAAAGGCACACCAATGACCATAGTGGAAACCAGAGTACAGACAAGGGAGCCGGAAAGGTTGTATTCAAGCTGAAGGATGGGTACAAGTCAAAGGCCATGCTTGACGACACATGTTTCCTTGTCCTCAACTGCACATGCCTCTTTGAGAGATATGAGAACTGCAACTATATCAACCCTGACTGGGTGGATGCGCCGCAGAAGAAGAGAGGGACCGAGGCTGGAAGCTGGCATGAGAGTATCCCAAGGCCTTCTTTCCGCATACATATCGGTAACAAGGGATGGAGTTCAAGCCAGAATGATTGGGTTACCGCCGGAAGTGCAGCTGACCTGTGCAGACCGCAGATGAAGTGGGATGAGAAGAACTATTCCTACTGGAACAAAAGTCTGGAAGTCCTCAACAATGTGTCATGGCAGGACAAGGTTAACTGTGAGGGTATAAAGATGCCTATTAGCGGAGTAGATACCACCCAGGAAATCACATTTGAAATTATCAACCCGGAGCCTTCTTTCTATGGAAACACAGGAAACCCGAACTATGAGCACAAGTGGTACAACATGAATGCCTACTGCTGGATTTCGGACCTTTCCCTGACAGTGGCGAGAGAGGGCGAATCGGACCTTGGCAATGACAGCGATGTGGTATATGAGAATGTCATGGACGAGTGTTCTGTCAATGACCTTGGAGAAATCAGGGTGAGGATAACCACCTTCACCGATACCGTCAAGCCTTCATACAGCCACATGATTATCGGTAGCAAGTTCCTTGATGGCATCCTTGAAGAGGCCCTTGGAAACAACACGGCGCAGAAACCGGAAGAGAACATCATACAGAAATATGTGCATCAGTACCAGACCCCTACGAAGAAGATGGTGCTTCCGCTGACCATAGATATCACACCACTCCAAAAGCTATTCGGGGTGAATGTGGATGATTCGGAAGAAGGTTATGTACAGCTCGGTACCGAATTGGATTTCAGGACCGGCACACAGACAATAACAGCGGTACAAAAGGAGAAGTAATATGAGCGAGATACAATTCACACAGAGAACAATAGCCCCGGCAGGTAGAAACAAATATGGAAACTACCTGTCAAAGGGTAATGTGACCAAGAGTGTCGTGACCACCACCTATGCTGGAAATGACACCACCACCACAATTGGAAACACCGGGACCACGGAAGACAGCGGCCTTACCGATTTCTACTGCGTGCTTTCCCAGACGAATGCAACCTTCAATGCGATGGACCTTCCACAGGGTGCTACCGCTACCACGCAGGTCATTGTGTATAAAGGGTTTAACAAAGGTGTTGGATATATATGTGATATTGA